ATAAGATTTGCTCGTAGAATAATTAAACCTGGTCAAGCTCCTACGAGAAGAATGCTTTGTACGAAATCACTATCTTTACTTAATTCAGTTAATGGTAGGATTTCATTGAATTATTTTCCACCAAAAGGCCCACCTAAAGCCTATCTAGGGCCAGATAGATTAGCTGTTGCATGGGATATAATAATGCAAGATTATAGAAATATAAATACCTTGGAATGCGATTTAATACAGCAAATACCTGCTAACGATGACTTTTGGGTCTATTTTAACGAGAATATATACCCAATGTCACCCGGGCAAAAATTTAATTTTATGAATTCATGAATGTAAGTTTAGAAAAAGTAACAGATTTTTTAAAGCCATTTTTACTACAAGATATAGTAATAAGAACAGATAAAAAAATATTAAAACGAGGTAAGCTTAAAATTTTTCAAATTAAGCAATATTATATAAACTTAACTTTAGAGTTTAATGACTCAGTTAAATCTTATGAAATACCATATCCGTTTAAAATGTACCATGAAGAGGATAGAGGTATCTTAAATTATCATTTAAGCTCCTTTATACCTAAATCACAAATAACTATGGTAAAGTTTTTAGATAGTTCCTCAAAATCAAAGCTATACGACAATCTTGTATATATATTGCCTTCTGAAAAAGCTATAGTATAATAAAGTGTGTTAGGTGGTTTATTAAAAAGCTTTCCGGAAGGATTTACTCCGAACTCTGCGCAAGTTAAATTATTAAAAAATATTGATCAAGCTTTTAGTGATGGGTATAAATTTGTAGTATGTAATGCACCGACGGGATCAGGTAAAAGCTTTATATCAAAGACACTTGCAAATTCTTCACAAGAACCGTCGGAAAATTTTAAAGACCTTATTACATCATATACTGCTTTTAAAATAGATCAATCCGGTTCATATATACATGAAGATGAGTGTGGAGATGAAGATGCAGCGGGTACTTTTGCTCTTACTATAACTAAAGCTTTGCAAGATCAATATAGAGATCTATTTAATGATACAACCATTCTAAAAGGTAAGAGTAACTATATTAGTACAATTGATTCTAATATTGATGTTGAGTTAGAGTCTCTTATTATGCCTAAAAACATATTAGAGGATCATAGAAGGCGTCATAAATGTCCGTATCATAATGATCGTAGAGATGCTCTTATTAATAAGTTTGCCGCATTAAACTATAATATGTTCTTTTCTTTACCTAATCATGTAAAGAAGAAACAATACTTAGTATGTGATGAAGCTGCAGAGTTAGAAGATCAGTTGGTTAAAGAGTTTTCTTGTGATATTAATTTTGAAATGTTAAAGAGAATGGATGTTATGGTTCGTCCTTTTTATTCAAAAAATAATGCAAATGTTATAAAATGGATTAATAATCTTTTGCTCGACTTAAGCGATAAAATAGATCAATTACGCGACTCTATTAGTAATACAAATAACAAAAAATTTATAATAGAGACTCGACGGCAGATTGTAAGCATGAGAAACTTACATTCAAAGCTTTCATTAATTATTGATACATGGAGTGAGAGTGAATACCTATTTGAAACAAGTAAGGAAGGAATTACCTTTATGCCTCTAAAAGTAAATAATCTTTCAAATCATCTTTTTAAGTATGCTGATAAAGTAATATTGATGTCTGCAACTATTATTGATCCTGTAAATTTTTGTAAAACATTAGGTATTGATAAATTTAAATATGTTGAAGCTGAGTCGTCGTTTAGTGCAGAAAAAGCGCCGATATATTGTAATACAAAAATTAAGCTTAACTACCATAACCTAAAGCGAAGCTTACCAAAAATTATTAAGCAGGTAGAAGGTATTTGCGAGCATCATAAAAATGATAAGGGTATTATTCATACTCATAACAATACTATTACTTCATTCTTACAAAAAAAATTATTTAATGAGAGGTTTTTGTTTAGAGAACCGGGAGTTCGAAATGAAGAAATTTTAGATATACATTTAACTAATGACAAACCAACTGTATTAATATCTCCATCTATGTCTCATGGTGTTGACTTAAAAGATGATCTAGCTAGATTTCAAATTATTATAAAAGCGCCTTATTTACCTACTAAAGATAAAAGGATAGAGAGATTGATGAAGGATGACTTTAATTGGTATTCTAATAAAATGTTATGTTCTGTGATTCAATCTTGTGGTCGTGGTGTACGATCTAAGAAAGATCATTGTATTACATATATTTTAGATGGTGCTGTTGTTGAAAGTGTTGTAAATAATAAGCATAAACTACCAAAATATTTCATTGACAGGTTTCTGTAATAAATATATAAGTACGCATGAAGAACCGAGCGTTTCATTTTGAAATTAAAGACTTACTAACACAGTTTATAGCTGCGTTTGATGATACTGTTATTAGTAGGTTTAATAAAAATAGAAATCCTGGGAATGACATTGAAGTTCGTTATGTATTTGCTCCAAAGCAAAGAGTAATGTACGATATTATAAACAAAGCGCAAAATATAACACTACCAGTAGTAGCTGTTAACTTAACAGGTATATCTCGAGATAATGATAGGGTGTTTAATAAGTTAGCACCTTCTTATATACCAGCTCAAAGAGAAGAAGACCCGAAAGCTGCATCAAAATTTATGATGCCGGTCCCGGTAAATTTAGAAGTTAGTATGTCTATTCTTGCGCGGTATATGCAAGATGTAGATCAAATTGTATCTAATTTTGTACCGTATAACAACCCATATATTATACTTACTTGGGAGGTACCTGAAGATTACGGCGCGCAGTATCCGCAAGAAATAAGAAGTGAAGTGCTGTGGAGTGGTGATTTAGCTTATACTACACCAACAGATACAACATATAATGATAAATTTAGAGTTGTTGTAGATACTTCTTTTACAATAAAAGGGTGGTTGTTTCCAGAAGAAAAAGATACCCAAGGTAGCATCTACAAAGTAGATAATAATTTTATTGCTGTTGATTTAGCTAATAAAATTTATTCACCCCTAGATCCTACTCTTCCAGTAGAAAATAATACATATCAAGAATTAGGTTATCATAGTCTTTCAGGGTTTAATGATAGTGTACCAACAAATTATACAGAGACAATAACTGTCTCGGGTATACCAGAATTTACAAATATATTTTATGCTACTACTGGTACTTTTTACCCCATTAATAACTTTCCGTTAGGTACAGTAACAAATATAATATCATGTACAAATACAGGAAGTACACATAGTAACTTTATACTTTATGGAAAGCGTCTAGACGCGAATAATAAATTTTATTTAAGCTCCTACGTAGATCAGGCTGGAGCTATAGCAGGTACAGGTGGATTTTTTACGAATTTTACTTCCATTACATCTGCTAAAATGGATACTATTAGCGGCTATGAACTTGAAGATCATTTTTATAAAGTCGTAAATGATAATGTAGTTAATTTTTTCTTTCCCTTATCCTCTCTCAGTGCTGCAAAAGCAGGTGAGTTTACAATCGTTACTGGTAATGAAGCTGGATGGGCAACTTCCTACCAAGCCAGTAGCTCTATCCTTAAATTAACATAAATATATATAAATGCCTGGATCCGGATCATCAACAAGCTCAGACCAAAATCGCTCTTATGTGACTAATGACGGTCGTGCATCAACTTTTGGAAGAAGTTTAATACAGTACATCCAAAATAGGCTACCGTATGCTACAGACGGGCGCGGTGAAAATGATGCATTAAACCCAAAATATAAATTCTTCCAGAAAGCTGGAATGCGTAGAGCTGAAGCATTAGCTAAAGCTTCTGTTTCCTCTTCCAATCCATATAATAATATACCTATTGGTGATTTTGCTAAAGATTCATCCTTCGGCGACGTCATGTATGCTAACATACAAGATGATAAAGCTGGTAGACTTCGCGACTATAGAATAATGGCAGCTTATTCTGAGATTTCAGATGCTTTGGATGAAATCTGCGATGAAGCTATTAACCCTGATGAGTCTGGGTGGATTGCAAGTTTACATTATAAGGATATAGATTTAACAATAGATGAAAAAGCTGAAGTAGAAAAGCAATTTCATAGATACGTTGAATATTACGATCTTAAAAATAAAGGATGGCAATATTTCCGGCAGCTGATGGTTGAAGGAGAAGTCTTTTTTGAACAAATAATTCACGAAGGTTACGTAAAGGACGGTGTATTAGGTGTTATTAACTTACCAGCTGAAATTATAGACCCAGTGTATAATAATATACAAAATATGCTTGTTAAGGGGTATATATATAGAAAGCCAATTTTTAGCCCATCACAACCGCAAAAGGTAGAAAAGATTGAGTTTATACCAATGGATCAAAACCAGATTATGTATGTTAATTCTGGAGTATATAACGAAACAAAAAACTTTATTATACCTTTCTTAGAGAATGCTAGACGACCTTATAGACAATTATCATTAATTGAAGATGCAATTGTTATCTATAGATTGGTTAGAGCGCCAGAAAGACTAGTCTTTAACGTTGATGTTGGTAATATGCCTCCGCCAAAAGCTGAAGCATATCTTAAAAAATTAATACAACAATATTGGTCAAGGAAGACCTTTGACATGGATCAAGATGATGTTGTTAAAAAGTTTAATCCTCAATCTATGCTTGACGCATTTTGGTTTGCCAAAAGGCAAGGTTCAGAGGGTACTGACGTTAGACAGTTAGCCGGTGGTCAAAATTTAGGTGAGTTATCTGATCTAATGTATTTTATTAAAAAGCTTTATAGAGCTCTTAAAGTACCAACAGCGAGATTAGATCCACAAGATCAAGTTGAAGCTTCTGGAACATCAATATTAAGAGAAGAACTTAAGTTTGCTCGTTTTGTAATAAGACAGCAGCAAAGATTTGCAGCTGGTCTTAAAAAAGGATTTATTACCCATCTGACGTTAATGGGTATTTTTGAAAAATTAGAACTTAATGAACAGAA